AAAGACATCACTAAAGAAGCTTTTATCATAGCTTACAAGGAGAACTTCGGTAACATAACCATCTCTTGTGAATCAGCTGGGGTATCTAGGTCGTCGTATAACGTATGGGTTAAGAATGATCCTGAGTTTGCTAGGAAACTAGCTGAAATAGAACCTGAGGAGATAATGTTGGACTTTGGTGAGCACAAACTGATGGAACGTATTGCTAAAGGTGATACACTTGCTACAATGTTTCTCTTAAAGACAAAAGGTAAGCGTAGAGGATACATCGAAAGACAAGAGGTAGCTCACGAAGGTGATGTTGTTAAGCAAATTACTGTAAATGTCTTAAAGGCTAGTCATGTTGATGAATTAACTAATGGCACTCAAAAGCTAGATGGTGATGAGAACGCTCAGTTAGAGGATAGTGGTTTTGTGGTTCCTGCTACTGAAGCTGCTAATATCCAAGATATACCACTTTACGAGTACGACAAAGAGGTAGAATTAGAAAATGAAGCTGGAGAATACGAAGAATAGGTCGTAAATGCCATTTTAAGGCTTATACAGACACTTTCTACCATAGAGTAGTACTATCTATCCAAAATGACACAGAGTGTCTTAAATCGCTTCTAATTGCTTTTTATGGTATGTTGCACTTTAAGGCAACTTGTTACCAATTTGGTTACATTTACATTTGTTCGTACTAAAAAGTGTTATTAGCTTACATAAATCGGTAGTATTACTACTAAAATAATAAAAAAAGTAAACCTATAACTTGACTTTTTGACTTATATTAATCACTAATGTGTCTTATATAGCTCAAATACGCAGCTTTTTGATTTATATAAGGGACTTTATTGATTGATACCCCTACCTTCTTATAAAACGAAAAGTATTAGCTTTGACTTGAGCAAACCAAAAATTTTAATTTATTTCTATGGAAGTAACCACCAATGTCGTCTTTCAGGTATTGAACGAATCTAAGAAGAGAATTTCTGTGATGCAAGGAGGAACGAGGTCAGGTAAAACTTACAACGTACTTACTTGGTTTATAGTAAAGCTCCTACAAGAGAAAGGAAAAACCTTAACTATTTGCCGTTCATCCCTACCAAGCATCAAAGGTTCCGTTATGAGAGACTTTATCGAGATATTGTCTAAATATGGGCTATACTCAGAGGAAAAACACAATAAATCAGAGAATTTATATTTTCTAAATGGAAATACGGTAGAATTTGTCTCTACCGACCAACCTCAGAAGATTAGAGGTCGTAAAAGGCATTATTTGTTTATTAACGAGGCAAATGAGGTTAATTACGAATCTTGGATGCAATTAGCCCTAAGAACTACCGATAAAATCGTTTTGGACTATAACCCTTCAGATTATTACTCTTGGATTTATGATAAAGTAATTCCTAGAGAAGATACTGACTTTACGATTACGACTTATAAGGACAACCCATTTTTAGATAAAAATATTATAGCTGAGATTGAAAGGCTTAAAGATGCTGACCACGAATATTGGAGAGTTTACGGACTAGGGGAAAGAGCAATTAGTGAGGCAACGATTTATTCGCATTGGAGAAGAAGAAGAAACTTCCCTGAAGGCGGAGATGTGTTTTATGGCCTTGACTTTGGTTATAACAACCAAACAGCCCTAGTAAGGTGTAAAAACTTTGATGGTGACATATATGTCGAGCAACTGATATATGATACTAAAATGTCTACCTCGCTTTTAATAGATCGTCTTAAGTCTATGGGGCTATCTCGTAGAGATGAGATATTTGCTGATGCTGCGGAACCCAAGACAATAGCCGAGGTAAATAAAGCAGGTTTTAATTTGAAGTCAGCTACCAAAGATGTGTTTGCAGGAATCAATAAGGTAAAATCTTTTCCACTATTCGTTAAATCAGAATCTTTGGATTTGTTAGATGAGATTAAAAACTATAAATGGAAAACAGACCACGATGGCAATACAATGGATGAGCCTGTTAAGTTTAGAGACCATTTAATGGATGCTATGCGTTACGCAATTTATTCCAAATATGCAAAACCGAAGCGAGGTTGGATTGTTTAGGCTAAAAATTTGTTACTTTTGTAAAAATATCTTATAGTGAAGTTAACGGACATACTAAGTGCGGTGAATCCTTTTAAACAAAAGGCAGCCACTAAAATAAAAACAACTCTTAATAATCCCTTCTCTGATTTTGGTGGTTTAATTGGCGGTAGAACACTTTACCCCAATTTGAATTACGAGAAGTTCGTACAAGACTATGATAACAATAGCGAAGTCTATTCTATCATAAAGCGTATATCTAAAACCATCTCAACAGTTCCATTCTACGTTTACAAGGTTAAGAACAAAAAACAACTAAATACTTACAAGGCAATGATGGCTAACGCATCAAGTGGTGCAGATGTGGCCAAAGCCGAGTTAGTAAGAATTAAAGCAGTTGATGAGATTGCTGATAGCCCATTAAACAAATTATTAGAAAGACCTAACCAATACCAATCTTTATCAGAGTTATTAGAAAATATTGTAGGCTATAAGCTTATTACAGGCAACTCTTATATCTGGGCGAATAGATTGTCCAATGGTAAGGTTGCCGAACTAGTTGTACTCCCATCTCAATATGTAGCCATTATCAGCGATGGTACAATCAATGGGGTTGAAGGATACTCTTTCACATTAGTTGGATGGGATCAGTTAGCTGCAAATGATGTAATTCACTTAAAATACTTCAACCCTTACTTTAACACTAATGGTCAACAATTATATGGTTTGTCGCCTTTACAAGCTGCTTACCGAACTGTACAACGCAGTAACGATGCTAAGGATACCTCTGTAGGTATGTTGCAGAATCAAGGGCCTAAAGGTATCTTGTATGCAGATGAGTCAAATGACTTTGGCCCTGAACAAGCTGGTAAGTTAAAAGAAGATTTCTACAATCAGTACGGAACTAAAAACAAGATAGTTCAAAACGCAGGACAAATTTTAATCGCTGGTGCTAAGTTAGGTTGGGTGAATATGGGATTATCTCCTGTAGACCTTCAGTTACTAGAATCAGAGAAGATTACACTTCGTGAGTTGTGTAATGTTTACGGAGTTAACTCTGCGTTGTTTAACGATCCTGATAACAAGACTTACAACAATATGAAGGAAGCTAAGAAGGAAATGCTTACACAAGTAGTACTTCCTGAATTAGTTTTAATTCGTGATGCGTTTAATAGATTCTTTGAGAACGAAATCGGAAATGGTTACTATATCGATTTTGATATTACTGTGTTCCCTGAACTACAAGAGGATATGAAAGAACTATCTGCTATCTTATCTCAATCTTGGTGGATTACTCCAAATGAGAAAAGACAAGCTATGCGTTATGATACTGTTCAAGACGATACGATGAATGAGATTTATATTCCTGCTGGTTACTTACCAGTAGCAGAATTGACAATGCTACAAGATCCTCGTAATGCTCAGCAACAAGGAGATTATAATATACCACCAGCAAAAAGTGAAGGTTTTTTTTTGAGCAAGAATGAAGAAATAGATGAAGTATATACTAAATACAAATCTATTACTAATATGGGCTATGCAGAATTAGAAGCCTGGTCAAAAACAGAATGCTCAAAGAAGGCATCACTTGATAGAAGTCCGATAGAACGCAATCTAAGATTATTGTCTAAGAAAAAAGAAGATTGGACATCCAAGGATGCAACGGATGCAAATAGAACTATAAGCTTTGTTAGTAGAATGAAAGGTGCAGAGCAAGGAGAGGCTGTAGGCGAATGTCCATCTAAAAGAGATATATCATTAAAGAACTGGGCCTATAATCCATCTAAATAGATGTCGAAAATATTACAACCTTCTCAGCAGTTTAATCTGCAACAAAAGATTGCTAGAAAATCAATAAACGAATTTGCTCCTAAACTAAAGGAAGCATTGCAGTATGATTTTAATAAAGCAGCAGAGTTGGTACAAGAACTAGGAGCAGACCAGGTGGTTAATTTCAACAAGACATTTTTCGACAATAACAAAGTTTCCAATATTTTACGAACTTTGTACGAAGGTACAGGTGGATACACAGCGATGAGGTATCAAAAGATATTTGACAAGTATAAGAAAGAAGAAGCAATAGATTTAGATCCATTAAATATCTTTGACGAGTGGTTAGCTTTTATGTTGTCCTATTGGACAGCCATTAGTGGCCCTAAGATGTTTGGGATACAGAACACAACGGATAACGAGATAGCAAGGATTCTTAATAACGTAATTCAATACGGAAGAGATAATAACCTTTCTACAAACGAAATAAACGAAATGGCTATTCAGCTTCTTAGGGAAGGAAAAATAAATAACGCAAGGAGTTTATTAATCGCAAGAACAGAAACTCATCAAGCTTTAAGTACAGGTGCGATGGGAGCAACAAGAGGAATTAATATACCTTTGCTAAAACAATGGGTTCACGCTGAGTACATAGCACTACCTAGAGCTTGGCATCAAGCCTTAGATAGACAGACGAATCCTGATGATGGTGGAGTGAGAATACCTGTGAATGAACCATTCCTAGTAAACACTCCTAAATACGGTGTAATTGAAATGCAATATGCACACGATGAGAACGGTGGAGCAGTAAATAACTGCAACTGCCGATGTTGTACGGTGTATGTAGCTTAAACAAATAAATATGAGTAATTTTTATAACAAAAAGTCGATTGAAGGTTCTCCCATAGATATGGAAGACAATAGTAGAGTTATTACAGTCTACTATTCTGCATTTGGTAATGTAGATAGCGATGGTGATATTATTACACCAGGTGCTTTTACTAAAACCTTAAAAGAGAATGGCCCACAGGCTAAGA